GCATCATTGGGCGGTTATGCTGTTGTGACCAAACTTTACGTGGAACAGTAAGCATAGCTAAATATTCCATTGCTTGCTCTTCAGTAAGAGGTGGTATTCTTGGAGCAGTTTCTTGAAGTTTCCACTTTTCCATGTCGTGAGTAAATTCTGGTGAGTGCCACCCTTCGTCTATAGCTTTTTGCTCATCATCCTGAAGCTGCCATAAAACCCAAATAGGGGGCAATTGACCGCTCATAGCTTTATCAAGCCACTCTTCCGCAGGAATGACTACGCTAGCAGGTTGCTCTGGGTAATCAGGGTCTTCATATACTATTCTGTACTGAGGTTTTGCCATTACACATTGCCCACACACGTAACAATATCCCAATCTCCACGGGCTGAGCCCGTAGTACCTTGTGCGGCTGAATAAATTCTAAAAGTAGTTGTTGTCGTATTCTGGGCAACGGTTCCCCAACATTGCCATGAATTTGTACCTGTCACAGAGCCTCCGCTAACTGGGGCATGGTCTGCACTTGCTAATGTTGGTGATAAATTTGGAGTATAGTATCCTGTTCCATTATCTGTTACGCTACTTATTCCTCCAGAACGTCTTAGGTTAACTGTGCCAGTTCCATCAATGTTTGCAAAATAAGCAACGCCTGCACCACCGCCTGAAATTGTACCGCCAACGACAAGATCACCTGCGACTGTGACTTGTGTGTTATTAACTTCTAGTCTTTCCGAACCACCAGTAACCACTCGCCATTGATCAGCCGCATGAAACTGCATGTGTGTGTTGGTGTCGCCATCGTGGTAAATTCTATCTCTGAGATAAATATCTTCTACATCATTAATTACGTTTGCCCCAAGGGTAACAGTGCCATAGAATGTGGTTGTGCCGTTCTGATCTATCCTCATTCTTTCAATGCTGTCTGTATCTTTGTTGGTATTGTTGGCTTTGGTAAAAAATCTTAACCTAGCACCATCATCACCATCACCTGCTGTTTCTGTTGCTTCTGCAACAATACGAGCAGGGTGTTGTGCAACTGTCTGTGTAGGAAAGTTTATAGATCCGTCTACATGACCGAAGTTAATAGACCCAAGGTCTTCGCCACTAGTTACACTAGAATCTCCACGAGTTAGCACAAGGTTAGCGGCAACACTTGTCCCATAAAATCTAAAGAGGCCACCTTCTTGGTTAGAAAAGTTAAAATACCCATCACTGTGCCACTGAATATAAGCTTTGTCTGTCGTACCCTCTTGCCAACGAATATAAGGATTATCTGATCCTGACAGTATAATTTTTTCGTTACCAGTACTTGTAATTGTCATGGCTGCTGCAGAATTATCAATAGTGTCTACATCATGAATTGTGTTAGAACTCATGTATAAGTCACCACCTTCTGAGGTAAGGTCACCATTATCTTCTATTGTCCATCTTAAAGTAGAGGCTACGTTTTTATCATCATTGACAGCTTTTGTGTAAAACTCTAATCTAGCTCCATCATCAGTATCGCTCATTGTTTCTGCAGCAACACCTTTGATTGAAGCAGGAAGTTGTGGTCCTGTTTGATCAGGAAAGTCTGGTGAACCATCAGTGTGACCAAAACCTATTATACCTAAGACTTCATTTGCAACAGTTGAAGTATCACTCCTAATTAAACCAACGCTATGATACAAAGTAAATAGATTATCACCACCTAAAAATTTAGTAGTGTTACCCTCTATAGAAACTGTTTCTCGTGTACTACCATCTTGAATGGTTTGTATTATTACTCTTGAGTTTTCATCACCTGCTGTAACATCCAACATTCGGACATTGACACCACCAAAAATGTGGGCATCTCCATCAGAATTGTTACCGTAAAACCAAAGACCACCTATTAAGTCATTATCAGCAGGTGAAGGAGAATTTCTATATAAAACTAAATCAGGTGCGGAAGAGGCGGTGTCGTTACTATTTTCAATAACAAAACCACCTGCAAGATTGTCTGCGTCATCTCCTAATTTTATATGGAACGGTCCTATAGGATCATTAGTGTTTATTCCTATTTTACCATCATCTGTTATTCTAAGTCTTTCAACTAGAGAAGTTGTCCCATCTTCCATAGTATGGAATGTTATTGCAGCAGGTGCGCTGTTTGTTGCTACAGTACCATCTAGTTCTGCAGATATTTTAGCACCTACGGTAGCACCAGTATTTGTTCTTCCTTTAAAATTAATATTACCAAGGACATCATTGTCATCTACGTCAGCACCTGCAACAGATGTTTCAAGACCTGACTCTTCTGCTCTTGTTTTGTAAAAGGTAAGATTAGGTCCGTTAGCGTCTACAGATGATCTACCTATAACAATACCTGCAGTACTATCCCCAATTCCTTGCACTTGAAACATCTCAGTAGCGTAGGTAAAGGCGTTCATAGTTCCTGTAGTATTGTCAGTACCTACTATTACTCTTCCATCGTCATCTATGACAAACCTTGCTTCTGGTGATGCTAGTGGTCCATCTGAAGTAGAAAAGATTAGTTTAGCTGATGGGGTTGTACTTGTTGCTGCAGCTTGTATAGAGGCTTTTGGACCTGCTGCACCTACTGAGGCGTCTTGACTAGCAAACTCAATCCTACCCATAATTTGATCAGCTAAAACTGTATCGTCTGTGTCTGTAAGCCTTAGTATGTTGGTTGCTTCGCCTATTGAAACTGTACTATTATCACCACCTAGTTCAAGAAGAGTGTTGGCAAAGTGGGCGTCACCCATGCCTATTTTACCGTCTTCTTTTATTGAAAGTCTTATGTTACCGTCTTGGTCAGAAATGACAATTCTACCGTCAGTAGATCGCATATCAGGCTGTCTATTGACAAAAGCATTATACCCACCAAAACCACCAAGTATCATACCCTTGCTTGAGGTTTGTATATCGTCTCCTGCTTGATGGCCTATAAATATATTTCTTTGACCAGTGGTTACTTCTTCACCTGATTGGTAGCCTAGTGCTATGTTTTGAAAACCTGTGTTAACATTTTTTAAAGCTTCAAAACCCAAACCTATGTTACTAGAACCTGTGGTTATACTTTGAATAGCTTTGTTACCTAAAGCTATATTATCGCCCCCTGTAGAAGTACCCCCACTAATCCCTTCAAGAGCTTGCTTACCTATAGCTATGTTATCATCAGCGTTTACATGTTCTCCTGCAAAATTACCTGCAAAGAAATTGTTATCTCCTGTAGTAGCGTCATGCCCTGCTTGATACCCAAGAGCTATGTTGTTACCACCTGAGGTTAAGTTTTGTAAGGCTTCCTCACCTATACCTATATTAAAAGAACCTGTTCCTGCTGAGTCACCTACGTTTTGTAAGGCGTAGCGGCCTATACCAACATTGTTACCACCTACTGTTGTGTTTTCTAATGCTTTGTAACCTACAGCTACATTAGCAAAACCTGTAGTCAAGTTTTCTAAAGCGTAAGCACCTACTGCTACGTTATTACTAGCTGTGTCAACATTAGCAAACACACCATAGCCATAGCCTGTGTTACCGTCTGCAAATAGCGTATTTACACTAGCACTCCAAGAGTTTTCTCCTTGGACTGTGTTTTCATCCCCACTGACAGTTGCTGATACAACACCTGTACCCCAAGTTGCTCCATTGTAAACTTTTAGAGCATTTGTTGTGGTATTAAAATAAATAGCCCCTGTAACCAGAGGATCACCGTCATTGTCTACTGTTGGATCTGAAGCCTTTGATCCTAGGTATAGATCTGAGAACTCATCAATAGTAGACCTTAGTGACGCTAAAACGTCTGTGCCTGTTGCATCTTTTATAGAATTGACATTGATTATGTCTTTACTATTCATATCAAAGTCAACAGACATTGTGTTAGGCGTACTACCATCCCTTGATAAGGTATTATCAAAGGCTTCTCTTAGCGCACTAAAGTTAGCGTTTAGTGTGTTTATAGAAGCAAAGCCTGATGTAATAGTCGTTATAGTAGGTTTCTTAGCCATACTCTAGTTAACCTTTAATCCTAATCGTTGTGCATCATTCTGCAATAATGACAAAGCTTGTCTTTCTTGTTCTTCTTGTTCTTTAGCTTTTAGTTTCTTTTTAGCTTGTGAGGCTGTATCATTATCTAACCAACCTTTGTCAAGCAAAAGTTTAGCTGCAGAGAAGGAACTTCTTCCATTACTCTTCATCTCTTCAGCTATAGCTTGAATCGCTTGTGATTTAATTTTGACAACCACTTCGTTACGCCAGTGGTTTACATAGGGTTTTACTTGGGCTGACTCTGATATAGTTTTCCACACATCCCAAGAACCAAAAACCGCCTGAGCAAACTCATACTCAGTCGGATCATTTGGAACCATCTTTACGAATAACTGTTGTAAGGACACATAAAGTTTATCTTTGACTGTTATGTCATGTTCTTTTGTTGTGAAGATAACATCAGTGGTGTCATAGTATGACAACTCATAGAACAAACTTTTAGTCCTACACTTGCCATTTGGACCTTTTAGTTGGCTCATTGTGAATAATGGCATATAGACTAAATCCTTTTTTACGTACAACTGATTCGCAGTTTATCAGCTTTCTTTTTGTTTGTCAAGCACTTTTGCAACATTTCTCAAAAAAATATAAAATTTTTTATTTTATTGTTGACAGATGTGTAAAACAGTGGTATAATAAATTATCCCTTGGGGAGGCTATAGTATGTAATATATAATTATTATTATAAGTAATCTATCCTAAGGACACTTTCGTTTTCTCTACTGGCTCACTGAGGTAATACTTGGTGGGCTTTATTTTTTGCCTTAGTGAAATTTTTGTGAGATAATTTTTTGTCACATTGTACATACATGCAGATGCCCGTAACCCCCTTGTGCCTACCCTTTGTGATCACAAAAGTTTACCCCATGCCCTGCAATGTGATCACAAATGTAAAACTTTAGTGAAATTTAAGTGTAGCGTATGGGAAATGTGATCACAAACGCCTCACCAAAGCTAACCCACTGATTTTATTGACAATGTAATGTGTTATCCTTTGTGTCATATATCCTTTAAAATATCTGACGTTTTTACCTTTGTTTCTAGTGACACAGTATATATACAAAAAACAAATTAGAACGAATCAGGAACGTTTGGGACAAAACGTGAAACAAGGTGACAGGGCTGATAAAATAAAAAAAGTTTTGTTTAAAAACAGTAACTTATAAAATAATTAAAATTAACTATTGCGTTATGTTTTTGTTTCATGCTTAATGATCCCAACAACAACAAAAGGAAAAAACGAAATGGAAGAAAAAACAAGACAAGACATAATCAAGTCAATGATAAGGACTTACTACTTGGTTGAAAGAAACATGCCTGAAAGAGGTGACCTAACAAGACAACTAGACATAGAGTTTAAAAAGATTATGACTAAGGATGAATGGTGGGAATTTTACGATAGCAACCAATATCAAGGTATACATTGGGGTGAGCTATAAAAAAAAAACTCTTGACTCTCTCTTTTGGCTATGCTGAGGTATAGCCATGACGGAAAGTCAACCGCAGACGGGGAGCCTTTTGGCCTTGATCCTGAGTATTGATTGATCCAAGCTCCGTAGGTGCAATCTAGTCCTACAAACAAACTAAAGACTAAAAATAAAACTTGACTAACTAAACTAAAACTGAAAGACTGAAAATACGAAAACAAAACTAAATCAAGCCCTAGTGTATGGATTTACACAAGCTGACCAAATGAACTAGACTAAGGAACTAGTAAAGCTGTCTGATGGAAGTGACGCAGGTATACGTGTTATATGGCCAAAACTATATAACATACAGCAGGAGGTGCATTGAAACCATGCGCTAGAGAACGGTGACTTGAATCAGTCCGTCCTTAGGAGAAAGTGTCTATTTCTTGGATACATAAGCAGCTAATTTAGGCCAACCTAAACTTATGCTTGACATATGGGTTGCTTATGTGTCTTATGAAACAGATAGGAGTATTAACAGTGATAAGATACGGTATGAAAAGAAAATGGGATATAGATGATATTATCTATACATTTGATCACAAACCTAATATGACACTAGCAGAATTGTCTAGACTGTCAGGTTGGACAGTATCAGAATTAATGGAGGTGTTATTAAAATGACTAGAGGTGAAAGAATATCACGAAAGCTTGAACATGTGTTCGTGCTACTAGGTGCTCAAAGAGATGAGCAAGCAACAAAATTATTACAACAAGTGTTTGACGAATTGAATGACATCAAGTACTGTTTTAAATCAGTAAGTGAGATGATCAAACACGTAAAAGAATTGGAGGATGCTAATGGCTAAACCGCATAACGGATACCCAAGTTGGAATAGTTGGAACGTATCACTATGGATAAATAACGAATACAATCTGTACATTACAGCTTATGACTTAGTACAGCGTGAAGGAATGACTAGAGCTATTGAGATACTCACTAATTGGTGGGGCAAGAAAAGAACACCTGATGGTGGAGTATTCAATAAACGTAGTATAGCAATAGCACTAGAGGGAATAGACGAATTAGTAACACAAACGAGGGATGACGAATGACACAACACGTAAGAAACATACTCAAGGTATACCGTAGAGCTACTACGGATGACATAATCAACGGCGTAGAGTGGTATGACAGGGCTAAGAGATACGCTTATGCTATCGCTAGTCGCACAGATATAAACGTAAACACTGTGATAGGTGTGATGGCTGCACTGTCACCTAACAATAAATGGGAACGTAACGTCCACGATTGTGAGCGTATGTGCAAAGCTTGGGTTAGCGGTGATGAATTAGATGACTTCAAGGTCTCATGCTACAACACTATGAAACAAAAAGCTTGGAGCATACTAGAGGATAACTTGACTAGTGATACTGAGATACTTGACAGGCTGAACGGACAAAAGATCAGGTCATTCTATTCAAACATACGAGGGCTTGACGAAGTGACTATAGACGGACATGCCTTGAACATTGCGCTAGGTGTCAGGCAGGGACTGACTACGGACAAAACAAACATGAGCAAGAAGGTATACAAACAAATGCAAGAAGTATATGTCAGGGCTGCAAAGCGTGTTGATGTCAAGCCTCATGTACTGCAAGCTATCACTTGGACAACATGGAAAAGAGAAAATAATATTTAAGGTTGACAAACAATGGTAACTATGAAAGAACTACCTCAAGGCAAATGGGTAGTCTATGATGATAAAGGTAAACTAGTCATCATATCTAGAGACAAAAGAATTTGCCAAAAACAAGTAGAGAAATTAACAGCGAAAGGAAAAACAAATGATTGATTATTCTACACACACTGAGCACTTCAACAAAGCTGATGCTTTCACATACAACTACAAGTTCATTGATGACTCAATTGCTGAGTGCTACAACAAGGGCTTTACAATACAACAGATTGCTGATGCTTTGAACGAACCATTCAATAGAATTGTTTACCGTATGCAATTACTGCAGCGTGAAGGGCTTGTTGACTACAAGTACAACACAACACGTGCTCACTTGACACGTACATACTTCAAGCTTAGAAAAGATTTAGAAGAAGTAGAAACTAAACTAAAAGGATAATTTAATGCCTTATGATGATACACATGAAAAAGCATTACCATCTTACCTTCAACCAAAAGAATATGTAGTCTTATTCTTTAGTGAAACTTATGAGTACATTGATGATATATGGACGAGGTGGTGGTCTGTTTCATTTCATGATGATTTAGAAGACGTACTAAAGTATTTACAAAAAGAAGTTTTAGACCATGATGATGAACCTGTACACTATGACACTGTTCAAGAGTACTTGAATAATGTTTGGGAAATTAAGGTACTAAAAAATGTTTTTTAAATTGAGGTATTAATATGAAAGATAAACAAACTCAGGGTACAGCTATGGTTGTACCCATTGAACAGTACTACAATGATATATCAAGAATCATTGATGATGCTAAATGGATGGGTGAGTATGACGTAGTAGAGTTATACTTGCCTGAGAAGGAACAAATAAAAAGAGACATGGATGATGGTGAGCTTTGGTATCCTAACTTCTAATAGTACCCTGTCCAAGGACAGCCCTAGTATACCAACATTTTCTGATTTGTCAAGGAGAAAATATGCATAACGCAATAAAAAAGAACTTTGAACACTACGGTACTTCAAGTGAGTAAAGCAGGTGGACATACAATAGTGAGGATGGACTGATGCAGATACAAGATGAACTACCACTTGACCATGAGCCTAGCCAAGATCATTGGGCATGTAGACTTGCTGATGATGACGTAGCTACAGGATACCATACAAACTGGGATGCTGCATATGAGAGTGCTTGGATGTTTTTAGATGCTGAATACAACTACGAATTAGTGAGGATGGACTGATGAAAGTAACTTACGTAAACCACATGGGTTCAGACATATCAGTTGTCAATGCTGCAAGAGTTAGCTTTGGCAAATCTTCAGAAATGGTGTGTGTTGATCATGTGAAAGGAAAGTATAAACTAAAAGACAATGATGAAAAACTTATACACTATCTAGCCAAGCATCAACACAAGTCACCATTCAACCATGCCTTTGCTACGTTTCATGTCAAAGCACCTATCTTTGTAGCTAGACAGTTGCAGAAGCATGAGTACATGCCTTGGAATGAGATAAGCAGACGCTACGTAGACAGTGAGCCTGAGTTATATGTACCTGATGTATGGCGTGGACGTAGTGAAGACAAGAAGCAGGGAAGTGACGGTGTTGTATACCCTAAAACAGATACGGACTTTATTGGTTATACTTGTCTCAGAGTTTACAAAGAACTTCTTGATGAAGGTGTCTGCCCAGAGCAAGCACGTATAGTATTACCTCAGAGTATGTATACTGAGTGGTACTGGTCAGGTAGTCTGTACGCATTTGCTAAGATGTGTAATCTCAGACTAAAAGAGGATACACAAAAGGAAACAAAAGAAATAGCTTTACAAATAAATGAAAAAATGCTAGAGCTATTTCCTGTATCATGGAAAGCGTTAGGAGAAATGAATGTTACCTGATGAAATGGAAGCTGAAAAGAATCGTAAGATAATCTTAGAAATGTCAGATAAAATTGATTTGATAGAACGAAATGTGTTAGACCTACAAGGACAACTACAAGCAGCATACAAAAGGATTGCTGAGTTGAAGGAGAAGGAATGTTTCTGTGGCCTAGCAGAGGAACCAGTTCTTGCAACAGAGGAGTATTGATATGGAGATTGATTCTGAAACTAAATTTTATATAAGACAAATTGTTGTTGAGTTGTTCAAAGATATAATAGAAGGAAACCTGAGAACAAACCAAGTGATAGAACTTGAGGATCATTTATACGACATAATAAGAAATAAGCTTGACAATTACAAAGTAGAAGTGTATGGAGTAAGTCTAAGGGAGTATTAGTATGATAGCAGAAGTGTATAAAGAAAAAGGTAAAGAGCCTTGGAAGTATACTAGACAAGTAATTGCTTATGATGGTAAGATAGAGAGACAGACAACAAGGTATAGCACGTTTAACTGTGCGTATGAAAATGCCTACAGTGATTTGTTGAAGGGTAAGTTAGATAATCTTTATCTGTACTACCCTTGGGGTACATTGAGGGAGGCTTTAACTAAATGACTTGGATAAGCCACAAAGAATGTCCTGCTGCTGACTGTGATAGCAGTGATGCGTTCTCATACAACACAGAAACTATGGCAGGTAAGTGTCATTCTTGCAACAGGTCATATCCAAAACAAATGAAAGACCTTGACAATTGGGCAGAAGAAGAGTATCCAACATACCAAAGCAGCAAGGAATCTTGGGATATGCAACAACAAGAACAATCAAATGTCACTGAGTTTGTCAAGCCTATGCACATGGCATACCGTGGCATCACCAAAGAAACTATGGAGTTCTACGACTGTAAGACTTTCATAGACGGTAAGGGTGAACCAGTACGTCAAGAGTACATCTACCCTTCGGGTGGTGTGAAGGTCAGACAACTGCCAAAGACATTCAGTGCTAGGAATCTAAAGACTGATGAACTGTTTGGTATGAACCTATGGAACAGTGGTACAAGCAAGATCATTACTATCACAGAAGGTGAGCTAGATGCTATGTCAGCTTATCAGATGTTATACAACCCTAACTACAACAACCCTGTGGTATCTCTGCCATCGTCAACACCATCGCACAAGCTTTGGGAAAAGATAAACAAGTTTCTATCTTCATTTGATAAGATAGTATTGTCAATAGAACACGATGACCAAGGCAACTCAGTGGCTGCAAAGATTGCAAGCCTGTATCCTAACAAGGTCTATCGCATGGAGCTTGACAAGTACAAGGATGCCAATGAGTTCTTACAAGAGGGAGAAGCTAAGACATTCAAGTCTGCTTGGTTCAATGCTAGGAAGTATACACCTGCTAACATACTGAACACACCTGATCAGTTCCTTGGACTGTACAACAAGTCAGAGAACCATGTGTATGTTGAGACAGGTATACAGGACTTTGATGATATGTGTCTTGGTCTGATGCAAGGACACTTCACATTGTTCAAGGCACAGACAGGGATAGGTAAGACAGAGTTCATGAGATACCTTGAGTACAGAATACTCAGTCAATACCCTGAAGTAAAGATTGCTACGTGGCACATGGAAGAGACAAAGCTACGGTCTATACTTGGCTTGGTATCCTACGAGTTGAACGACAACCTGACACGCAAGGACTTGATAGAAGAAAAGAAAGCTGACAGTCTAGTGCAACAGGCTATCACCAAGCTAACCAAGGACGAGAGGTTATACCAGTTCTTCCTCAATGATGAGGACGATCCACTTGACTTGCTGTCACAGATCAGGTATCTGTCTCAGGCATGTGATGTTAACTATGTATTCTTTGAGCCTATCCAAGACATATCTGCCAACGCAGGTACAGAGGATAGCAAGGAGCAGTTCCTAGCTGACCTGTCAGTCAGGTTATCCAAGCTTGCTGCAGAGTTGGGTGTAGGTATTGTGACAATAGGACACACTAACGATGACGGTCAGGTAAAGTACTGTCGTATGATTGAGCAACGTGCCTCAGTTGTAGTTGATCTACAGCGTGACAAGATGTCAGAGGACAGAGAAGAGAGGAACACAACCAAACTATTAGTAACCAAGAACAGACCAGTTGGTCCAACAGGATACGCAGGGCAACTACAGTTTGACCCTGACTCCTTCACATTGAAAGAAAAGTATGCAGTATATTGACCCATTCGCAGCCTTTGCTGCTGTTATATATTTTCTAGGCGTGTTCCTACACTACGTACACGTCAGAACTATATTTTATTTCATGGAAAAACAACATGAGATGAGCCAAAGAAAAGCTATCACAAGCAGTATCTTTTGGATATTCAATACGATAGTCCTCTTGTGGTATGAGTTTACAGGAGAAGATGACCATGCGTAGAGTAGCTATGGACATAGAAACAGAATCACTTACACCAGAAAAGATTTGGTGTATATGTGCAGAAGACGTAGAGACAGGTGAGAAGGAACACTTTGTTCACCTTACCACACTACAAGAAGAGAAGGAAAGATTCATTGAGTACTGTAGCAGATACGATAGGTTTATATTTCACAATGGAATCTGTTTTGATGTTCCTATTATTAATAAACTTGTAAAGAAAGATGTCATACCTTTGACTTCAGTTATTGACACACTGATTGTCAGCAGGTTAGTCAACTTTGATCTAAAGCATGGGCATGGACTCAAGGCTTGGGGTATCAGGCTAGGTAATTACAAGATGGACTTCTCCGACTTCTCCATGTTGTCAGATGAGATGATCAAGTACTGTCATCAAGACGTAACAGTTACATTAAAAGTGTATGATAAGTTTAGGAAAACAATAGAAGATCCTGAATGGGAGTCTGCCTTGAGATGTGAACATGACATACAAATACTGTGTCAAACCATGACAGACAACGGATTCTACTTCAACAAGACCAAGGCTGAAGAGTTACTTGATGAGATAGAACAACGAAAGGCACACCTTGAGGATGCTTTTCAAGAGGACTTCCCACCCAAGCTAGAGGAAGTCAACCGTATCAAGTACAGAAAGAAAGCCGATGGTACACTGTACAGCAACGTGACCAACGCACAAAAGAAACACGCAAAGACACAGGTAGACTGGTCAAAGCAAGAGCCTGAGCTAGTCTGCTATGACTTTATAGACTTCAATCCTGCATCACCTAAGATGCGGATAGAAAGACTTTGGGAAGCAGGATGGAAACCATTTGAGAAAACTAAGGGACATTTGGATTATGAAAGAGAGTCAGCTAGAACTTTTCGCTGATATAATATCAACAAATATTATTGAGGATGGTATCCAATGTAATAAATGTGGTATAAATCAACCAGTTGATAACTTCGCTTCAATTACTTACGCTTCTGGTGCTGTTGAGTTCAAGAGAATTTGTAGTAGTTGTAGGAAAGGACAGAGTAGACTAATAGCTAAACTAAAAAGAGAAAACCCTTATCCTGATGATGACTATGAGTGTCCTATCTGTGAAAGAACAATACAAGAGATAGGTAACACAGGTCAAAAGAAACTACAGACTTGGGTGCTTGACCACTGTCATGACTCTAAGACTTTCAGAGGGTGGGTGTGTCATCATTGCAACACTGGCTTAGGTTCTTTTAAAGATAGTGTTGACATTACAGAAAAAGCTGCTATGTACCTAAAGAATCATGAGGTGAAAAATGGATGAAAGAGGACAGAAGTTTGCTAAGTATGGGTGGACTCTATCTGAGGCAAATCTTAACACACTCCCTGAGACAGCCCCTGTAGGAGGCAAACGTCTAGCAGAGTGGTTGACCCTTGAAGGTAGACGATCATCACTAGTGGAGTGGCTAGGGCACTGTGGGGACGATTCACGTATCCACGGTAGCTTTACACACGTTGGCGCATGGACAGGTAGGATGGCACACAGAAACCCTAATCAGGCTAACATACCTGCAGAGTTTCATGGTGATGCTATCACTGCTGTAGAGAAAGTGAAAGACAGATATGATGGTCAACTACGTGAGCTATGGTGTGTGCCTAAGGGTTGTTACTTGGTAGGTACAGACGCTGAGGGTATTCAGTTACGTGTACTCGCACACCTGATGAAGTCAGAGGAATACGTACACGCTATCGTGTCAGGTAAGAAGGAGGACGAGACAGACATACACAATCTAAACCGTAAAGCTCTAGGTATGTCACATGTTACTAGAGATATGGCTAAGACTTTTATCTATGCGTTCCTACTAGGGGCAGGTAATGCTAAGGTAGCACAGATACTAAAGGTCAATCAGAAAGAAGCAAAGCAAGCAGTTGAGAATTTTATGCAATCAATTCAAGGGCTTGCAAACTTGAAGAAGAAAGTAATACCCCACATAGCTAAACGTGGGTGGTTCAGAGGTCTTGATGGACGTAAGGTTATAGTACCTTCAGAGCACAAGACACTCGCAGGTATGCTTCAGAATGGTGAGTCAACCATAATGAAACATGCAGCACTTGATTGGGTACACAAAGCTAAGAGACAGTTCCTTGAGTTTAAGCTTGTGACGTGGCCTCATGACGAGTGGCAAACAGAAGTGCGTGGGCAGATGAAAGACGCTGAGTTACTTGGTGAGATACAAAGGCAATCTATTGTTGACACTGGTGTAAACTTTGGCATGATCTGCCCACTCGCAGGATCAACAGACATAGGATATAATTGGAAAGAAACACATTGATTTGGATTTTTGCACTATCACCTGTAATTTATGTCTTGACATTACAGTTAATAACGTATATGTTGAACAAACGAATCAGTAAAAAGGAGCTAAAGAATGGCTAAGAAAAGAACAAAGTATGGTGTATTTGAAGGTGACTTATATTACGCACGTATCTTCCAAGACAACATAGATGACTCAGAATACCATGAGCGTACAGAAGGACAGTTCAACACTGTGTTTGTACCTAAGGATGATGAAGAGCTACAGAAGATGGTTGACTTAGGTTTCCCTGAAGAATCAATGGGTAACCGTATGATCAAGCCAATCACTGCAGCAGACAATCGTGCAGGTATGAAACTCAAACGTCCTAACAAACACCCTTCTGGTATTGAGGACTTTGGTGGTGCGCCATCCGTTACCCACGGCACTACCAATAAACCTTGGGACTACATTGAAGACGGTGCTCTTGGTAACGGCACTAAGGCCAAGGTTAAAATCTCTATCTACGGTGAGGGTTCTACCGCCTCAGTACGTTTAGAGAAAGTGGGCATCCTTGAGCATGTACCATTTGAAGAGATGGCTGCAGAGGATCGTTGGTAACAACCCATGTACTCCTTTCGTTGTAACTGGCAGGGCTTCGGCCCTGTCCTTTTTCCCTAAGGATTAGATATGAAATACGCAGTAATGATTATGTTTGATACTGATGAGGATTACAATTACGTGCCTGAGGAATGGCCTTGTAATACTGCAGAAGGATACAAACCAAAGCTGTTTAACACTTACGAAGCAGCAGAGAAAGAATGTAGTAAGTGGAATACAGGAATCATCGTTGACTATACTGACGATATACTTAGACCAATGACACAGAAGGAACGTCAACGTGCAGAAGAACGACAACTTGCAAATACTGGTTGACGGTGATCCGTTTGCTTATCGTGCAGCTTTCTCTTGTGAAGAAAAAATTAACGGTGTTCGTGTAGTAGTTAAAGAAGTACAAGAAGCTTATGACAAAATTGATGAGCTAATAGAGACTGCACTTGAGGCAGTACTGTGGGAAGTAACTGATGACAAGTATCAGATATTCTTGACAGGTAAAGGTAACTTCAGAAAAGATATTGCTGTTACTAGAGAATACAAAGGTAACAGGAAGCAACCAAAGCCTGTATACCTTAGTGATGTTAGACAACACCTGATTGACAATTGGAAAGTTATTGTGTCCAAGGATGAAGAGGCTGATGCCTTGATTGGTATCTGGTCTAACCCTGAGAGCATTGTCATATCTATAGACAAGGACATGCTTCAGCTACCATGCACACACTACAATCCACACAGACGTACTTGGCAGACAGTTGATGAGTTTGATGGATTGAAGTTTTTCTACAAGCAAATACTTACAGGTGATGCAGCAGACAATATCCAAGGTATATATGGAGTTGGACCTAAGAAAGCTGATAAGATACTATCCGACTGTGAGACTGAACAAGACTTGTATGAAGAGTGTGTCAGAGCTTACGGTGGAGATGAAGAAAGAGTTATTGAGAACGGCAAACTATTGTGGCTAAGAAGAGAAGAAGAACAGATATGGCAACCACCCAAGTTCACAGGTTCAGATCAGGACTAGAAGAACGTAACGCTAAGTACCTTACAAAGAAACGTGTCAAGTTTGAGTACGAGACACTAAAGGTACAGTGGCGTGACTTGAGAATAAAGAAGTATACTCCTGACTTTGTTTTACCTAATGGTATCATAGTAGAAACTAAAGGACGATTCACACTACCTGATAGAAATAAACACAAGTGGATAAAAGAAATACATCCAGAGCTTGACATCAGGTTTGTTTTCAGTAATCCTTACCAAAGACTAAACAAAGGAGCAAAGATGACTTACGCTGATTGGTGTGACTACTATGGCTTTTTATTTGCTAAAGAAGTAATACCACATGACTGGATAAAAGAGAGAAAGAAGAAGATATGCTTGAACGAGGTGATCTAGAATGGTGGCAATGGTGGCTAATACTAATGATAACATTGAATACACTTATAAATGTAATAGTGTTTTTTAAACACAGGTTTAAGGGGAAGAGAGATGATTAAAGTACATCAGTACATAGATGGTCCTTATGACCACGGTGACAAGTGGACTTTACTTTGTCAGATAGAAGAGAAAGGTCTAGTGTTTGAAGAAGAAGTAACTTTTAAAGACTTCAACTCTGCCTACAATTTTATGAATAAAGTAAAAAGGTCAACTCAACCTATCCTTTACGACACAGAATCTTTTCTTTGGGTACATTAGGGCTTGACAATGTTTGATCATGATAGTAAGATAGAAGCTCTTGTCAATAACTATGGGTTAGAGTTGTTGATGGAACAGAATGATTTAGATGAGGAAGCAATCATACGTAAGTTAGTTGATGATGGAACTATCAATATGAATGATTACTTTTATTTGGATATAGAAATTCAACAATGGAAGGAACTAGAAGAGTGATTACTTTAGACGATATAAACGCATTTCAATACTACAACCAAGACCCTCTTGATATGGACAAGTATCAACAGAAAGCTGCAACTACAGCTATCTACGATCAGAAACACGCAATCATTTACCCTGCGTTAGGTCTTGCTGCTGAGGCAGGAGAGGTAGCAAACAAAGTAAAGAAGATCATGAGGGATGGCAAGCTTGACCGTGAGGGTATCGCTAGTGAGATAGGCGATTGTCTGTGGTATATAGCTGCTTTGTGTAGGGATCTAAACATTGACATGGAAACTGTAGCTTATGAAAACTTAGAGAAGTTACATAGCAGACAGAAAAGAGGAACACTACGAGGGAACGGAGACAAAAGATGAAAGACAACTACTTACCCACAGATTACCAAGCGTTCATACACACGTCACGGTACGCAAGATGGTTAGAGAAAGAACAACGCAGAGAGACTTGGGCTGAGACTGTTGAAAGATACATGACCAATGTAGTCATACCTGTCCTAGGTAAAGACAGTTTTGTCAATCAGATAGAACAAGCAATCCTTAATCTAGAAGTCATGCCAAGTATGAGAGCTATGATGACAGCAGGTAAGGCGTTGGATAGAGACAACACTTCAGGTTACAACTGCAGCTACCTACCTGTAGATGACCCTAAGTCTTTTGATGAGGCTATGTTTATCCTGTTGTGTGGCACTGGTGTAGGCTTCTCAGTTGAGCGTCAGTATATACAGAAGCTACCTGATGTACCTGACGAACTGTTTGATAGTGAGACAACAATCGTTGTTAAAGACAGTAAAGAAGGTTGGGCTAAAGCATACAGACAATTGTTAGCTTTGTTATGGTCTGGTGAAATACCTCAGTGGGATATAGGACTTGTACGTCCTGCAGGTGCTAGACTAAAGACATTCGGTGGTAGAGCTAGTGGACCTGCTCCTTTAGTTGACCTGTTCAACTTTACCATCAAGATATTCAAGGATGCACGTGGACGTAAGCTGTCATCCATTGAAGCACATGACATTATGTGTAAGATCGGTGAGGTAGTCGTAGTTGGTGGTGTCCGTAGGTCAGCAATGATCAGTCTGTCTAACTTGTCAGATGATAGGATGAGACACGCTAAGTCAGGTGATTGGTGGACTAACAACCCTCAACGTGCACTAGCTAACAACTCAGTGTCTTACACAGAGAAGCCTGATAGCTTGTCATTCATGCGTGAGTGGATGGCTTTGGTTGAATCAGGCAGTGGTGAGCGAGGTGTCTTCAACAGAGAGGCTAGTAAGAAACAAGCTGAGAAGTATGGTAGACGTGACCCTAACTACGAGTTTGGTACTAACCCTTGCAGTGAGATTATACTAAGGCCATACCAGTTCTGTAACTTAACAGAGGTTGTAGTAAGAGCCACAGATAACTTTGGTGACTTAGCTCGTAAGGTTAAGATAGCTACAACACTAGGTACTATACAATCTACTTACACTAAGTTCCCATACCTACGTAAGATATGGAAGGACAACACAGAAGAAGAGCGTCTGTTGGGTGTGTCTCTAACAGGCATAATGGATAACCCTCTATTGACAAGGACAAACAATGGACTATCAAAGAATCTCCAAAGCCTTAGACAGGTTGCAGAAAACACAAATCGTACTCTGGCTGTTAATCTTGGGATTAATCCTTCTACTGCCATTACGTGCGTTAAACCCAGTGGAACAGTCAGTCAACTTGTGGACAGTGCCTCAGGTATCCACGCACGTCATTCAAGACAGTACATTAGAACAGTAAGAGGTGATAACAAAGATCCTCTGACACAGTTCATGAAGGATCAAAAGGTTCCTAATCAACCTTGTGTTATGAAACCTGATCAGACCACAGTGTTCAGCTTTCCTATCAAGTCTCCTGCCAACGCAATAGTTACTGAGGATATGTCAGCTATTGATCAGCTTGAGATGTGGCTTATGTATCAGAGACATTGGTGTGAGCACAAACCTAGTGTTACTATTAACGTCAGAAAGGACGAGTGGTTTGAGGTTGGTGCGTTTGTTTATAAACATTTTGATGAGATGTCAGGTGTATCTTTTCTACCTTACAACGAACACACCTATCAGCAAGCACCTTACCAAGAGATAACAAAGAGAGAATATGAGACTTTATTGTCACTAATGCCAGAAAAAATTGATTGGACCCTCTTGACAGATTACGAAAAAGAGGATAGTACTAACTCAAGTCAGACGTTTGCTTGCACAGGTGATGTCTGTGAAGTAGTAGATATAGGAGTTTAGATGGAAGATGTAGTAAATAAGCCACCACACTATGGTGATGGCGAGATAGAGTGTATTGATTATATGAAGGACAACATGGACACTATGATGTTCATGGGATACCTAGAAGGTAACTGTAAGAAATACTTACATAGGTATAGATACAAGGGTAAACCATTAGAAGACCTGAAGAAGGCTAAGTGGTACTTAGATAGATTGATTCAGGAGATGGAAGGAAACTAAATGTTTACTGCTATAATTCTAGCGTGTAATGTGGGAGCTACAGACTGTAGAAGCTTTGGAACACCTAGAGTTTTTAACACAGAGAAAGAATGTCTTGTATCTTTAGAGGATGGTAAGAATCAGATCAGAGCACAAGGATGGATGGTCATGGATTCTCACTGTCATATGTGGGGATCTAAGGTATAAAAAAGGGGAGCTACTTAGGCTCCCTTACTTCTTTCTTTTCTTTCCTGATGCTGTTGTGGACCAAGATACTCTCTTCGGTCCTTTCTTTTTGGCAGCTTCCTTCTTGGAGATTCTTCCTGCCACCGACTTCGGGCGACAGGCTGGATCCGGACGCTTG